AAATGATCTTTCAGCTTCAACTAGAAAAGCACTAAAGTTTTTCATTCGTCCAATTATTTGTAAGATTAAAGTTTGCTTTACTAAATGTGAGTCTGTCTACAATCTTTACAGGATGTTCAGCAACAGTAACGAACCCTTCGTGTTCGGTAGGTTCACCATCTATGTAGCATGAAACGCTTCCAGTAACTTTGATGTTTTCAAGTAAACGTTCTTTCAATTCAAAAAGCATATACCACACTTTGAAAGTAGTGAGATTAACTTCACACTTATATTTATCATCTAACGAGTCATACATTTCATTAGGACGCGGAATCCTACCCGCACGAATGAATTTATTGATATGTTTTAGGATGTGAGGACGTGCTTTAGCAGTAGGAATCTTACAACGTGCTAGTCTAAGCAAGAACTTTATCCAATTAAAGTCAGGTAGTTTTTCTATTTGTGCATCTGCTTCATTAGTTCCTAAGAACTGGCAAGAATCTTCACCGTAAATATTAATGCCACCGTACCCGATAGCATCAGGAGATATTTCTGTGTAAGCAGTATGTGCAGCAAGGACAATACGACCATGAGTCTTTTGATTGAAACGATACTCCAACACATTAGGGCGATAAACCATACCACCAGAGACCCCAATGAAGTCAGCTTGGACAATACCACCGATGCGAGGAAGATGATGCAAACATAAACGAAGAATGTCCGCCAAACATCCTTTGTAATGCGTGTCAATGTCGGTTTGATCATAACAAATCTTTACTTTTATCTTGTTGAATACAGACTTAGTTCCAACAAAGAACTTACCATTACGAGGATCAGTTCCAAACACTATAGCAGGTGCACCATCCCACTTGACAGATAACTTGGGATGATTCATCACTTCGTTGACAGCATTAGTTACTTCCCTACGACCAAAGAAAACTAAATCTTCAAGGTGGTCAAGGTGTTTGTTGGGCATGTCATCTGTGTCTATACTAATAGTATAGCAGTTCACAGTAGAATTCATGAGTATAGGTGTGCCAGTTTATAAAGTGTCTACCAAGGATCTCCAGACATTTTCATACTGCTTGCTAGTTTTTCAGATTCATATTTAAACCTCATCTTCAATATCTTTTTATTACCTGCTTTAACACCAATAGATTCATTACCAACTTTTTCAAACATAATTTTCTTTTCCATAAGTGCTTTTAACTTAGGGTTGTTCAATGGATCTTCTATGTCAGCAGTAAAAGGAGTCTTAGTTCCTCTGCCTGTTACCTTGACATATGGAGGATACAGTTCATCACTAGCATCAATCCAACTCTTCATAATATAATCCCTTCTCTTTAATTGGTCAAGTTTATTTACTGTTTTTAACATAAACTCTCTCATCTCGTTTAAAACCGCTTGTCCTACTTTTTCAGTTACCATCTTGGTCGCTTTATTTTTTCTGATTGCATTCTTTCTACTACTTGCTGAGGTAGGTAGATCAAAGTCTTTAATTATTTCTTGTATTGCTCGTTTATTAATATCGTTTAAATCTATTCCTAAATCTTTTTCTACTGTACCTACACCAGGATTCTTAAATCCTATATCCGCTTTACCCGAAGTTGACTTGGCAGACAAACCAAGAAACCCACCACGTTTAAACTTAATTAAAACGTCAGTGGGATTCTTTTTTTGATTCACATCTCTACCAACTACTGCCTTAAAAGAAAAACCAGGTCTTGCTGTCCAATATACTTTTTGAACACCATCATAACCATGTTTTTTTGCCCACATTAGAAAGTCTTTAGACATAGCGGTAGCACGACCAACTTGCTGAATGATTTGTTCTTCAGTAAGAAGTTCTATTTTTTTCTTATATTGTGCTTCTGATGCAGAGTCAGGAAATTTATTTTTGTTTAGTGCAAAAGCACAATAAATTTCATTGACATCTGCTAGGTCTGTATTCCGTGCCATTAGTTACGCAGGTCTCCACTAGAGTATTTATCATACCCACTCTGGTTTCCTAGAAGGGTCACGAAGATAGTTAGTTGACACCCAAGGTTTAGATGCAATATATCTTTTATATCGAGTAAAGATGTCAATAGTTGTATCGTATTTGAACTGATCAGGACCTGCAAAAGCAAAGTCTGTAGGAGAAGAACCCTGATTATCAAAGATAATGTCAGCACGCTCAATGGTTGATTGACAACTGTGTGTCTTATTATATCTGTGTGTATACTCAGCACATAAAGCAAGTCCGTGTTCAATTAACCAACGGAAGTTTGTTTGTGCCCAGATAGTACAAGGATGATTACGGAATGCACCCTTCTCTGTTTTGTATGGTGAACCATCTACCTTAGGTAGGACACCAAAATTATGACCCCACTTATCTGATGCTACTATAGCAAGCATCTGACAAGTTTCTAGAGGCATCTTGACAATGTGTTTGTCGGGAAGAACCTGTGCAGATTTGACAGGATCTGGGGAAGTTACGAATATGTTCATTACCAAGTCTTAGCGTGGGTGTTAACGTCTCCTTCAACGTGATTGTGATCTATTTCATCTATGTGAGCGTGTTCAATATTGAAGTGCTCTAATGCCTGTGCAATTCTTTCAAGTGCATTAGCGATTCTGTTTGTGTCAATGGGGTTCATTCGCTTCCTGTATTGCTTCCTTTAGTCTAACGCATCTAAGTTAGAATGTCTACCCTTTGGTTTTTCTTCTGTGGCAAATCCAACAGGTTTAGTTTCATTAGATCTATTGTATCTAACTATAGAAGTCAAGGCATCCATGACTTTTAAAATTTCTTCTGGTTTAGGATCTTCACCTAGTTCCCTTGCAACATAATAATACTTGTCAAAGAACTCTTCACCAACTTCTATAAAATCTTTAACTGTAATTTTTTCGCTCATAAGTCTCCTTGTTTACGATTTTCAGAATAGTGTACATCAAACTCTCCATCTGGATATCTGTCCTTCAACTTCTCTACATTCATTTCGATGACTTCTTCTGGGGATACATCTAGTGCTATACATGCCTGTATAAAATACCACATGATATCACCTAGTTCACGTTTCATATGAGTTAGATTCTCTTGAGTAACTGGTTTACCTTGAAATAATATCTTCTTTACTATTTCAGTAAATTCTCCTGACTCTGCACATAATCCAAGTGCAGCAGTTAATGCTCTATGTGAAGAGAAATCTTTAGAATCTAATTCTCTTATACGATCTTTAAAATGTCCACCGTACTTACTCTCATTTGATGTTACAGCATTGACAAACTTTGTATACTTTAGGAAATCAATCATACTTTAATTCTTTAAAAGATTTTTTAACGTTAAAACGTTTAGCAAGACTAACTTTATCATCGTCTTGACCAGTGTCAACAAGATCATCTTGTGCAGACTCCTCTACATCATACAATCTCATCTTTGCTCTGTCAATACCTATACAGAATCTTTTATTCATCGTAGGATCATGATAACGATTCTTTAATTGTTTAACCATGATTTGATTCATCCCCTCAAGTTCCTCAGTCGAGATAAGAGCAAACATGAGGTCAGCAGTAGCAGGGAGACCAAAGGATTCACTCGTGTCAGTAAGATCAACGTCACTACTACCAAAGCCAGCACGAGTCGTCTGAGTAGCCGAGACGATAGGTACATTAGTCTCAACTGCAAGACCACGGAGTTCTTCAGCAATCGCTTTAACATAGGTATATGAGTTTACTATAGATCCTTTATACCTCTGTGAGGCACAAATATTTAGATAATCTATGAAGATTATATCAGGTTTTATACTTCTTTTCAAGGCAAGATCACTAAGTAGTGATTTAAAATGTCCTACATGTGCAGACGCAGTAGGATATTCTTTGATGATTAATTTACCTTGAGTCTTCTTACTTAATGATGAGATCTTTTTCTCAAACATTACTTTAGGAAGATCAACTAATTTTTGAATAGGAATATTTAATAGGTTAGCATCTATTCTTTCGGCAATCTTTTCTTCTGCCATCTCAAGGGTAATGTAAAGAACATTCTTACCTTGGAGTAAACAAGAACTAGCAACATGGCACATAAAGAGAGACTTACCCACCCCAGTACCTGCAAGAGCAATATTGAGAGTCTTGTTAGGAAGACCGCCTTTTGTAATCTTGTTGAAGAATTCCAAATCGAACGGAATCTTCTCTTCTTTTTGATGATAGAACTCATACCTTTCTTCTGCATCTGACATGTAATCATGACCAACATGCTGATCGAAAGATACTCCTAACGCTTCCGAAAGAATCGAAGGAATAGCACCTTTATCTTTCTTGGAATCTTGACCGTCAGCAATCTTAACAGATTCCATAAGCGATAGGTAGATCGCACGCTCTTGACACCACTTTTCTGTAGTATCCACGAGCCAATCGTATTCCGAGGGATCATTGGAAAGGACATTTAAAACCTCTACTGTTTCTTTAAATTGATCTTCGGATAGATCACTTCTTTCTTGACATTCTATACCAAGGGCATTTAAAGATGGTAGTGCATCATACTGACTTACATACTCATGGATTTCTAGAAAGACAATCTTATGAGATCTGTCGGTAAAATAATCTACCTTCAAGAAAGGAAGAACCTTCCGTGTATACTTCTCATTATAGAGAAGATTACTTAGAATTGTGACTTCTAAATTCATAGGTAGTGTAAATAAGTTCCAACGATATACTTGTTATCTGACATGGGAGGTAAACCTGCATGACGATATTGCCATGTAGAAGGAAACATAAGAACTCTGCCTGTCTGAGGAGCAATCGCTTCTCCTAATCTAGGGAAAGATGTTTCTCCACCCACCGATACATTGTTTAAGTATAGGAACATGACTAAAAATCTGCGAGCAGAATTATAATCTCCTACATCAACATGATCTTTGAATTGATCATGTCCATTGTTATTATAATACTTTACTCTGTATTCTTCAAATGAATACTTTGAAGGAAAGTCAACTTCAACCTGTAATGAATTCATATACAACTGGATACAATCAACAAACACATCTTGTATTGTTTTTTGTATACCCATCCAAAGAGGATCTTTAGCAAGATACCTCTGTGATATATTTACCTCAGTAAATGATGGTCTTTGATCACGATCAATAACAGTTTTATCTGTATTGTTGTACGCCTCAATTATAGAATCACAAAATGTTTTTTCAAACATTTCATCATATACCTTGATGTAATCTTTTAGATTAGTTGCCATAGCGAAACTCCTTGGCAGCAGCTTCGTCTAATTTATTCATTATTTCTTGGGTGAAATATTTCTCTGGATCCTTAAGTATTGCAGAAGGATATACAGAACTATCACCAACAACGATGCGATTTCCTTTACGCTCAAAGACTCCATACTTTTCTCCTAATTCTAATAGTCCATAATACCTGTCAAGACCACGGTCAAAAAATAATCGAGTTTCAACATCTGAGTTCTCTTTTGTTAGTCTGGACTTTTGGGTTTTACATTTGATAATATTTCCAACAACCTCCTTACCATCTTTTTCCTTCTTCTTTGATAGATATATAATTGTTGATGCAGCGTAT